ACCGAAAGTGCTCAGCATGCCCCGAGTGTAGCCGAGCTCATCGGCCTAGGCAACCCTGAGAAACGGCCCTAAAACGACCCCAACGAGCTCCCTGTTTCTCCTGGCCGAGACTCCGAGCTAGGGCTTGATCCTAGGTTCTGGGCGGTCCTGGGCTGGTGAGACCCTAGCCTAGAGCCTGCCCCTAGCAGCTACCCCGGCACCCCTGATTGAGGGCGGATAAGCTCCTAAGCAGGCTTTCTAGCGAGCGGTGCTATGAGCTAAAGTGGCGTAATCATTAGGGAATTCGCCTAAACGGCTGTTAGGCTACCCCAAACGCATCCCGCACGACCCTTGTGGGGGTTAGGGGTCGGACCTATGTTTGCCTCGTGAAAAACGAGGATGGGTCGGCAGTCTCCAGCAGCCCTGAGGTACTGATGGTCCGCTTGTTAGGTGCCTCGCTGGCTACTTACCATCGTCAGAAGGAGACGCCAGGCCCCGAGCCGCTCTATGAACGTGAGGCGCTACTAGCCCACGCCCTGGAGGCCATTCTTCGCGAACGGATGACTGGGCCAAGGGCGCGAAAACATGCAGCTATGGCCCTTGGCCTATGGCTCGACGCCTTACCGCCAGGCGTGCGATGACCGCCGAGGGCCCGCCTAACAGCGAAACGTCCACTGCGATCGTCTTCGCCGGGGTGCCAAGAGAAGGGCGCTTGGTGCCTCCGTCAAGCCGCGGCGCGCGTCAGAGCCCCGCTGCCATCTACCTGGCTACCCTCCTCACCGAGAAGAGCCGCCAGACGGCCAGGGAAGCCCTCCAGCGCATCACGCGCCTGATCGGCTTCGCGGCCAAGGACGCGTGGATCTACCTCCCCTGGGAAGAGCTCGACTACGAACGGACGATGCTCATTCGCAGCCTTCTGCTCAAAGACCACTCCCCTACAACGGTCCGCCTCACGCTCTCTATGCTGACGGGCGTTCTGCACTGCGCAGCGCGCGCCAAGTACATGACGCTTGAAGCGTTCTACCAGGCCACCGATTGGCCTAAGCTCCGCGCGAAGCGAAAGAAGAAGGGTCGGGCTCTCAACGACGAAGAGCTCGCGCAGCTCCACGCCTACGCGATCGATTTGCCGGCCCCCTACGGAACGATGATGACGGCTCTACTCGCTGTCGGCTTCGGTGGAGGCCTTCGCCGAGAGGAAATCGCCAACCTGAAGGCCGATGCGTACAACCCCGAAACGGACACGCTGACGGTCCTTGGCAAGGGCCAGAAGGAACGAGAAAATCCCCTCCTGGAGGGGGCCGAGATCGACGTCCAGGCGTGGCTTGCGGCTCGCCGGCTACTCGATCTGAGCTCTCCGACGATGTTCATTGCCTTGACCGCCGATGGCCGATGTCTAGATCGACCGCTCTCACCAGCGGGGGTATGGCGGCGCGTCTCGAGCATCTGCACGGCCGCCGGCCTCCAGCAGCACGTAGCCCCCCACGATCTACGTCGGACCTACGCGAGCCGACTTCTCGAGCACACTGACGTGCCGACGGTGCAGGGGCTCATGGGCCACGAGGAGCCATCGACGACGATGATCTACGATCGGCGGGGAGAGAAAGCTGCCCGCAAGGCAGCGCGGAGCTTGTATGTGTGGGGCAAACGGCCGTGAGAGGTCGCGCTACGGGGCTTCTTCAAGCGCCGTGACAGCAGCCTTCTGCAAGCTCTCATCCTGGGCGTACGCGACCGACTTGTCGTACTCGACCTTGGCGCGAAACCCTCCACGGCGGTTCTTGTACACTTGCAGGGGCGGGGGCGGGTAGTTGCGGTTGGTGACGTTGGCCATAGCTGGAGTGTAGCTCAATCCGCGCCGGCATGCAGCTGGCAAGCTTCCTCAATCATCCTGAGGAGTTCACCGCCAACCGGGGCGCACATTCGCTCGGCGGCCAGCCCCAGCAGTGCGTCTCGCTCAGCGTCGGCTGCGTTCAAGACGAGCGTTTGCAGGAGCCCGACCGACACGATGAGCGTATCCCCGGGGTCGCGCGTCTGAAGCAGCTTGACGAGCTCCAGAACCGTCTGTGGTGACCGCGCTTGGCCTTCCACCCTGGCTACTTCTTCTTCGGGGCCTTGGTGTCTTTGATCTGGCCGCAATTCGAGCAGAGGCCATCGTCGCGGCCCGCGGCGGCCCTACGCCCGTCTTGATTGGGGCATGCCTTCGGGGGCTCGGTCGAGATCCGCCTTTGGTCGGTGCGGTTCTGGGGCTGCGCAGACTTGATACCGCGTGTTCTACTCATCATCGTCAACTACCTCGGCTTCCTCGGGGCCGTCGAGGCCTTCGAGGCTTTCTTTGACTTTGCGCAAGAGACTCTTCCTAGCGCGGGAGACTTTCTTCTCGGCCCCGGCGAGGCCGCCCGCGGCATCTTCTAGCACGGAGTCGAAGGCCCGTGCCGCGGCCTTGGCCCCGACCCTCAGCGCTTCACCTAGGAGCTCATTGACGAGTGGGTGGATTTTACGAGCCGGCATTGGCGCCCTTCTCTCGCTGAGACTCATAGCGCTCAATCGCCAGTCTCGTCAGCGCGAGGGTTTCCTGGATGTGCTCCTCGCACATTCCGTCTCGTAGAGCAACTTGGAGCGTGCTGAACATCACTGCTCTAGGCACCGAGTCTCCGATGCCGATGATGTAGCCGGCGAAGGCGTCGGGAAGAGCAGTGCGGTCGCCGGCTTGGATGTAGAGGTTGAGGGCGTGCATCGCACGGTCTCCAGCGGCACACTGCTCCTCACCGACCCGTCGGCCGATCTCAAAAGGCGTTAGCTTCTCCATCCGAAATACCTCTCCGCGTCGGCACCGAGCACCCTCAGCGGGTTGTCCTGCAAGAAATCGAACGCGAGCTGGATCATGGGGTCGGGCTCTTTGAGGGGGCTGATCAGGGCTTGTAGGCTACTCATTTGCCGCAGACGCTTGGCCATGAGGTTCTGTAGGCCCCCATGCCTCTTGAGGCGGGTAGTCCAGATCATAAGGTTTCCCTACGAGCCTGCTCAGCAAGCTGCTGGAACAAATCCTTGTCATCTCGTCTGGCCAGATCCCAGTCGATGATGAGGCAATTGCCTCGGCGGGTTAGCTGGACCCTACCTCTCTCTTTGATGGCCACCTTCCAGTGAAGACAGAGGGCCTCAAGCCGGTCACCGATTGCTTGCTCTAGCGCGTTCATGAGGGCCTCGACTCATCGCGCTCGTTGAGCATCTTGCGCTCAAACGGGGAGAGCTCGATCCAAAGCTTGTCGAGCTCCTCCCAGATCGGGAATAGCTTAGAGCTGGTGGACTCCTCCAGGTGGGAGGCCATCGCCTCGAGCTCCAGGTATCGCGCGAGCCGGCTCATTACTTAGGCTCGCTGACGCCCTCGGGCAGTTTGCCATGCTCTTTCTTATACTGGACCTTCATCTGGTTCCAGACGTTGGAGTCGATGACCACGTGCGCGATTGGCGCTCCGCCATCTACGATCGCACAGACGAGGCTGACAGTTGTGTCTCCGGGGGCGATAGCCTTCGCCTCTTGGCAAGCGTCTACGGCGACGTTGACGATCGTATCGGCGATCGTCTTCGCTGCGGGGCTACAGCTAGAAGTAGCCAGAAGAATCAACGAGACTAGCAGTAGGTTTTTCACGAGGGCTCCCTTCAGGAGGTCAGTAGATCAGTAGTAGGTCCGCGGTACCTGCTTCCAGGTAATCGGACCGGGGTAGAAAAGGTAGTACGTCAGTCTGTCGAGGAAGGGGATCATGGGTGGCAGGGGAGGCCCATTGCATGAACTTGATCGACAGTCTTGGCCCGGCCGATGTCATCACACGTCAGAGGCTTGTTGCCGTTGGCGGGGTTGGGCCTCAACTGGTGCGCGCTCAACTTGGTGAGGGTGGCTCCACAATTCCCATCGGCGCCCTCGGCGCAACCTAAGTGCTTCCACGTTAGGCACGCGTAGGCGCACGCGGGGTCAACGTTTGGCCGAGGGCTAGGCGTAGTCTCTTCAACCGGGGAGGCCTCAGGAACATCCTGGGGGGCAGCGTCGGCATCCGGGGTAGGGGGCAGCGGTGGTGCCGGGGGCGGGCATGCTTGAAGGAGCAAGCTCGCGACGGACAGCAGAATCGCGACAGCTAGAATTTTCATGCTGCCCCCTGTACCACACCCACATCCATGACGAGAAGGTCCCATACCTTGGCGAGCCACTCGTCTCCGACGAGGCACTGGCCGTTGTCGCACCAGTTGCCCCAACTATTGGTCAGCGTGAAGAGCCGCTTGCCGTTGACCCGCTTGAACGCGCTGAGGTAGACAGCGTGACCGCCACCGTTAGGATCATTCTCGTTGGGTGCCGGGGCCACCTGGCCGGGGGAGAGCTGCTCGAACGCGCTATCAACGAAGAAGCCGACGAACACCGGGAACCCCGAGGCGATGGCTGCCGCACACACATCCGAAGTAGTGCTCAGGTTCTCTTGGATACGATGACTTCCAGCGATGAGGTAAGTCTCGGCCTCCTCGAGTTTATCGAAATCAGGCTCCTCATTGACATCGCTTGGGGATACATCGCTGACTCGGCCATCTTGAAGGGCTCGTCGAGAAGCTACCCCGAGCAACCCGACTGCGGCCATCACGTTCGAGGGCTCGGCGCCATCATCTTGTAGTGGGGGGAGGGTAATACCCGGCCGAGCGTTGAGTGAGATCGCATAGCGGCGGGTAGCCTTGTAGATCAGGTCTTCGCTCGGCTCCCACGGAAGCGTTTGGTTTTCATAACGTAGGGCTGTAGAGAAGCTACCCCCGGCTGCATGCGCCGTACATGATCCTGTCTGACCCTGATCAGGCCGAGGCGGCTGCCAGGGAGCTAGGTCATACTCAAGCGGGATAGCCCCTGCTATCAAGCGTCTGACGATATGAGGATGATAGAGAGCCGCGTTGAGCTGCCGGCGCTTCGTGTCTCGTTTGCAGCCTAGGCCTCGCATCTACATCTCCAGGACGGCGTCGACGTTCTCGTCACGGATGACGCGGAGCTTCTCGCCAGCAAGCTCGATGGAGGTACCGCCGTGCTTGTTGAAGATGATCGTGTCACCAGGACGACAATCGGGCATCGGCCATCGTTTGCCGTTCTTCATGAGCATCCCTGGGCCCATCGCGATGACTACGCCCATCTGCGGTTGGTCTTTTTTCGCGGTAGCGGGGATGACGAGTACCCCTCGGTATTTCTCTTCGAGGGGGCGGATGAGGATATGGTCCCCGAGACACTTGAAGCTCATTGGAGGGGAGGCTCCGGTGGGTTGAGCGGCTTGACGTTCTGCTCACCCTCAACAACTGCCTCCTCAATACTTGAGGGGGGATGCTTGATGAAGCCAAACACCGCTGAAGTCAGGAGCGTTCCAACCCCCATCAAGACTACCATCGGGTTAGGGTGACCTCCGACGAACATCTCGGCGACGAGCGGGCCGCCCGCAGCCCCCGCGCCAAGCGCATACCCGGCGAGTATGAGAACGTGTTGGTAGTCCCATTTCCAGCCCGTCATTTGTCTTCCTCCTCAGCTTTTGCAGCAGCTCTCTTTTTGCTTCGAGCCAACCCACCCAGCCGGCCTATCTCAGCCATATGGCTGATGTCGGCCGAGACAGCCTTGCCGCCCTTACTGCCGGCCTTGCGGGCTTCCTCAGGCGTGAACTCATGCGCTCTGCCAAGAGCATGAGCTGATTTACCGCCCTTGCGGGCTATCTCAGCCTGCTTGTCGGGATCCATGCTTCCGAAGCCTCGTTTGGCCACGGGGAGCAACGTAGCGCCTGCTACAGGAATTGCAAGAGGCTGGCTAGGGTTCAGCTGACAGGCACCAGTACCCAGTTGGTGCCGTCGCAGACGATATCTGCCGCAGCACCCGCAGCAACGAGGACGCCGGTGCCAGTTGGGCTCTTGAACGTCAGGGCCTGAAGGGTCGCATTGACTACCGTACGGCGATACCCGTTACCTAGAAACGGCAAGAAGACAATCTTAGAGCCCGTTAGCACCGCCCCAGTATCAGTCATCTTTATGAGGCCAAATGTCTCATCGTTCAAAGTCATCGAGAAATTGGCATCGACTGTGAAGTTCAACACGTGTTGACTGTTCACCATCCGTTGAGGCACTATAACCGGCCCGGGATTATCGGGGTCTATGATCGCTGTACCGGCCAACGGGGGCGGTGAGTTGAAAACGAGTGGAGGTAGTGGGCCGAACGCATTCACCGTATTGAAGAAACTAAATATCCCTGGTGACGAGGGATTGATGCCTAGTATATCGTCGGTCACCTGGAAGCTATTATAGTTACCAATCCGATAGACAGGGCATTGACTAGCGCCCAATCCACACGGTGAATTGTTCATGAGGATGACCGTAGCCATGCCGTCAATGTGCATGCCGGAGTCAATGGTCCCTGGCGGAGCTTGCTCATCATCCCAGATGACGTTGATCACCGTCAACGAGCCGTTGTCAGAGATGCTTGCCGCACAATAGAGCCCTGAGAATGATGGGGGGCCGTTGACGAATATGTTGGCGAAGTACCCACCACTGATACAAGCCGCAGTTACCCAGCCGCCGTTCCAGATACCTCCACGATGCGTATTTGCGCTACCACCATTGGCCTGGGCGTAGGAACCAGCGCAGAACGAGAAGCCCGTCATACCCGTCGTCGCCTCCAGGATACAGTCGTCGATCAGATGGCCGTACCCGGTGTAGGTGATCCCTGAGAATACTGCGGCCGTGGTCACTCGGCGGAAGGTGCAGGAGTTGGCGGCATCTGAGAAGATAGCCCTAGCACCAAATACTCCACCGCCATTTTGTACAGCAACGTCTTGGATCAAGACCTGGCCGAGAGTATTGGTATTACACCCTCTCGCCAAATAGAGATAGACGGGGCAGCCAGCGGGAAGGTTCATGCGTCTAACCGTCGATGCCGCAGCGACCCACCCTCCACCCATAACAATATTACTCGGGTTGAAGTTGAGTAGAAAGAGGCAATCATCGCCGCCCGTATCGAGCTCACTCGTCGGAGGCGTGAAGTTTGCCGTGTATACCGCGCTAGTTCGGCACCGGATTGAATCCATCAAAACGGGACCGTACACATGCCCTAGGTCTAGATTGGATAGAGGCCAGAACCCGTTAGAGTAACCGATACAGAATGTCTCCCACGGTTGTTGTACGATAGTTCCACTGGCCGGCACCGAGGTATCGAGGTTGCCGTTGAGCCATAGCTTTACAGCCGACTGATCGTAAGTCACTGCGATGTGCTGGAGGATGTTAGCTGGAACTGTTGCCGCGCTATTGAAGCTGACAACTCCTCCCGTCAATGTCATCATAACATTGATGTGGAAGGTATCTGTCATCACTAGCCGAAAGGCCACATCCGCAGAGACAGCCCCGCCATGTTCGATGCCGCTACTAGCCGCTATAACAGACCCGTTGACCCCATGATTGCCTTGAGGGTCAAACATCAATTCGAACGTGAAGCCAGATCCTGGGCCGACGCCAGCCCCTAGACCATTGATCTCACCCAGATCAGCCTCGCTAGGGATAATACAATGATTCGGGTTTCCACTATTATCGAAATTGATGCAGAAGAAATTGCCGCTCGGAGTAATCGGATAGAGCCCCGCCGGACCACCCTGTTGAAACTGCTCTCCGACTACAGTGATAACCGGACCTGACCAAAGAGGCCCGATCGTTGGGTCGGGGAAGATGCGGGCTGTACCCTGATTACCAGAACCGTCTTGGAAGGTGGGCCCTATGACACTAATAGGCTTATTGCGGCAAGGCCTCCACGGAAACCCTGTTCGATATGAGCCCCCTCCTAGTAGTAACGTCTCGTGTTGAGGGGTAGCATCGGCCGAGGCCTGTAAGGCAACAACGCTATTCGTTATGTTGTCGCCCTTGGCACCAAACCAGTCAGTGCCAATAAATCGTTGGATGCCAGGGGTAAACGAGATATTCCCTAGCGCCCCAGTAAAAATCTGTTGTATTGAGCTGGCAATGATAACTCCGCCGATTGTGACCGCGGCTGATGGGCTAATCATCGCTCCTTCTTCAAACTGCCAAGTGATATTTCGAGGAACAGCGATAACCCCAGTAGTTGAAAAGGTCCCTGGCGCGAAATATACCGTCTTGGTAGTCGTACCAGCGCTGGTGATTGCTGTTTGAGCGGCGAGAATGGCTCCGGTATTGTCTGGACTGCTAGCGTTGCCCCCGAACCACCGAATATCGTAGGGGCCCGAGAAAATGCGAAGCCACCGTTTGGTAACATCGCCCGCAACGGCGAATACCGTTCCTCCGTCAACCGGCCTCGCACTAGTCGCCAGGGCGAGAGTACCGCCGCCTCCATCGCCAGGCGTCGAGAATCCAAGTAGCTCTACGCTCGTCGTTGATCCCGTAGGAGTGAGGGTAGAAAGCGCAGCTACGCTAGCCGCCGAAAGCTGCGATGACCCGCCTGATCCACCACCGGCACCGCCAAGCAGTAGTTCGATGAGCTCCTCAAGCCTCCGGAGCTCGGCCCGAATGCGATTGAGGCCCATCTAGAAAACCTGCTTTCTAACCGCGTTGCTCAACGGTGATGGAGGCTTCACCGGTCGGGACTTGGAAGGTTCCCGTATCGACCGTGGCGTGGATCGAGTAGACATGTGGAGCGCTATCCCCAGGCACATCGATCCACTGAATCGAGCCGCCAGCGATGTTGTTCGAGGTCACCGCTGCTGAGACAGCTACACTGACAGCGATCGGCCCCACGCTAGTGAGATCGCGGAACAAACGCAAGGTCACGGTGGCGCCGACGATGTTGCATAGACCGTACATCGACCCCGTAATGCGAAACCCTTGGCCAGTGCCGATAGGGGCCACTGCGGGAGCTGCGAGCGTGATATTGCCAGGGGAGGTGATCGGAGCCGAGTTGACCAGGGCGACGGAGTTGGCAAATATCCTCGTTGTGTCCGAAGCCTCTCCCTGGACGATAGCAGTTTGCGCATTGAGCCTGTTGACGCTTGCGCGAGAGGCTTTAGGGAAAGGCATAGAACTTATCTACTTTCAACGATGATGACAGCTTGGCCGATCGCAGTCGATATAGTCCCCGACCCCATCGTCAATACAGCCGAGTAGGTGTGTGCGCCCGCCGGGGGTGTGTCGATCCATTCAGTGGCCCCGGTGATGGTAGCCGTTGCATGACCGGCGCTCAACTGCTGCGCTTGGCCGATGATCGTCTGCCCACCGCCTCCTAGATCTCTGACAAGAATGAGTGAACCGATTGCGTCGACCGCGCTTGCTTGGCCCGAGATCGAACCGAATATCCTGACGGTGGAGCCAGAGGCTGTAAAGGAGGGAGACGTTATCGTTGTATTGACCCCAGGGCCAATCAGAGCAGGGTTGAGCGTCTGAGAGAACGTTGGGTTGGAGCCGGCGGGTCCCGTCGCCCCGGTAACGCCAGTGACACCCGTTACTCCGGTAGGACCCGTGGGCCCAGTAGCCCCGGCGGTTCCAGCGCCGGTGACTCCTGTTACACCGGTGACTCCGGTTACTCCGGTTGTGCCGGTAACCCCGGTGGGTCCGCCGCCAGGGCCGGTTGCACCCGTAGTACCGGTGACACCCGTCACCCCGGTAGCTCCAGTAGGCCCTGTGGGACCGGTCGCTCCGGTAGCCCCCGTAGCACCAACGCCCGTTGCGCCAGTCGACCCTGTAGGACCGACTTGGGTAGTCGCGATGGTCTGGGCTGCCCCTATGACCTGTTGGATTGTGGTTGCCTTGGGCATTAGCGTCTGCCTTTCTTATGCTTCCGGTAGAGTGCGTAGCCCACCAGCCCGACCCCAGCGACACCAACACCGATGAGAGTAGGTTTCACCCACGTCGGGGTAGTGTTACTAGAAGAGGGCTGTGAGGGAGGTGTATCGTTGGGGGTGACGGTACCTTGGCCCGTAAACCACCCAGGTGGACAAGGAGGAGGCGCCCCGCCACCCATAGCCTTATCGGCGGCAGCGGCAGTGTCTTTGCCGTAGAAGCCATCCTCAGTAAGGTTGGGGGTGGCCATTGGATCATTGCTCGCATTCCAGGCAACCTGGAAGCTCCTCACAACCTCATTGCCCGCGTGGCTCGCGCATGGGTTGGCCTCGGCAATCTTCTGCGCTGCGCCAACAAGCAGTAGATCCGAGCTCGGGTCAGCGCCTAGGCCGAACAGGCCGGGGATCTGTCCTAGGCCCCTTGGCTTGGCCGGGGCTTGGGGCGAGTAGCGCATCAAAGTCTGGCCACTCAACGCAAACCAACAATTGTCGTTCTGGCTCCACACAGGCTCAGCTCCTAGGCCAAACTGCCTGAGCATTGCCGGCACTACGCCTCTATATGCGGTCCACATGACAACTACTCCTCTTCCTCGATCTGGGGGGTTTCCTTGGCGGCGAGCTTCTTATGCTTGCCCTTGTCGAGATGGCCACGGATTGCGTAGCCGGCGCCGCCTCCAACGATGGCCGCGATGAGCGCTACAGCCCCGGCTGCGGGGGCTGAGATATACACCTGGCCAGGCGCGGGGGTATTGTTCGGGCCGGGGGCGCCTGCCTTATCAGAGCCAGTCGGCGGAGCCGAGGGAGCTGTAGCTTGCGCTGAAGCTAGTTGGGCCTTCAACGAATCGATAGTATTTCGATTCTGCTGCTGCGCGCTGATGAGACTATTGTATGTGTTCTTGAGCTCATCGAGAGACTTCAACAGCGCAGCGATCTGCTCTGGCGTTCTAGGCCGAGTCGGAGTATCGAGGGCAAACGCAATTTCACCCCAACGAGGATCGTCGGTCATGGCAGCTCCACGATGAGAGACCCAGCGACGCTCCAGTAGATCGCGTTGGGGAAGTTTTTGAGGAACTGCTCTTCACGAGAGAGCCCCTCGGGGAAGAACGGGGTTGGGGTTACTAGTGTGGGCCTGACGAGGGGGTCAGTTTGGAAAACACTTGCGAAGAGGGCAACCGTATCGGGCCCCTCAAGCTCCATGTCGAGCGAGATCCAACCCGTCGACTCGGCCCAGGGCGCGCGAATGTCTAGGATGGTGTTTTGATGCCCCGAGCCAAGAGGGGTACCCCACGGTTTGCCTCCGTTGGGCGGCAAGTATTCCGTCAGGTTGACGTACTGGGGGCCGACCACAGTTATCTTGCTGTAGAGCAAGGCCGGGGTCATCGAAAACCCATTGACGAGGTTCCGAAGGTCAGTTGCCGATGGTACTGAGGGAAACCCCTGGCTGTTGGGCGGCCCGAGTCTCTGCAAGTGGTAGCTGACGTTCCCATCCTGAAAGCGCCAGGCCGGGTCCTCGACGAGCTGAGTGACTGTATAAGGTGCCGAGGCCGCGGGGACCTCTCCCCCAGGCGGTTGCCGGAAGCCTATGCGGGTCATTTGCCGCATCCCGACAATCCGAGCCTGAGCGTTCTCAGAGACGCTAAACGCGGCTAGCATGAAGAGATACCGCTTCGGCGTAGTAGGGCTGCCGCTAGCTAGAGTCGGGACCCGGAGACCGACCGCGGAGGTTCCCCCGAAGGCGTCTCCCCCTATCCCTTGGAGGCCTTCATCGAACCCAACTGAGGCGATTTCGATCTTTCTAGCCACACGTTTACCGGGTTGCTTGAGCGTAGGTACGATCGATGTAAGCCGGATCGCAGGTGATACCGCATTGCTGGCTCAAGCCCTCAAAAGCCTGCTTGTTGGTCATGCCAACGAAAGCCTCGGTGTCGGGCACCCAAGATCGAAAGGTCAACACGACCTCAATCGGCGCATAGGGGAGAGTCACACTGGCCCGAAAGCTAGCTTCCAACTGTTGCTGGTAGGTGAGTACAAACCCGTAAGGCCACCGAGTACAGTTGGTGACATCGGCCAGGTTCTTGAGTGGTGTGAATTTCGGCGCGAGGGTCGGCCGAGGCGCACCTTGAACATCCAACGTAGCCTCAATGCCACTTTGGAAATTGAAGAAAAAATCGCTCAGCGTTTGCTGGATGTTTTTGTTCGCGGTGTCGCTCTTGTTGATGATGACGAACGTCATCTGGTCAACGAGCGTATCCTGGTCAATCTTGACGTCGGAGCCGACCGTCGGAACGTCAACGGTATCGACGTTGGAGAACGTCGCCCGGATGTTCATGTAGTAGGGCACAAACCGGTAACCGAGGGCCTTAGCCAAAGCCAGCCGGGGGCTTCCCAACGCAAGCATCTCGTAGACGCCTGAGTAAAGCGGCCCCCCTTCACCGCAGCCGAGACCAAGCACCTTCACATGCTGGGGGCCTTGGGGGGCCGCCAAGCCAGGCGCTTTGCCAAACGCTTTGAGGAATTCGTTGAATTGCTCGGGGGTAAACGTCACAATCTCAGACATTTGGCTGCCTCTAAATTTGTGTTTCAGCGCCTCTGATAGGCCGAAGCCCCCGCCACGCTAGCCTAGCATGGGCCGCGCAGTCGGGGGCTTCACCCTTCTCGCCGGGAATTAGGCTGCGGCGCCCTGCATCGCGAACCGGATACCGCAAGCGTCCGTAACGGCCGCCATGAGATCCGGGTTGCTCTTCAGAACGTCGTACCAGTTCTCCGTGACCTCGAAGCCCTTGACCATGAGGCTGATCTTGAGCTCACCGCCCTTGAAGAGGGCACGATCCGTGTCCATCTGCTGCGCGACGTTGAAGCCGTCGACCGTGCGCTCGAGACCAACCGGGGTTGCGTTGGTGCCGTCTTCCTCGGCGGGGATGTTGACCTGGTCGGTGATGAGCGGGGGCGTGGTGCCGAACCGCTCGGTCACGGACAGGTACCGGCGCATGATGTCGCCCTGGACCTGGTCGTTCTCCTGGAGGATGAGCCCGATGGGGACGCCCGGCTTGATGACGTAGGGCAGTACGAGCTTGCGGAACTCGCTGTTGCCTCTCAACATCGACCGGAGATCCATACCGCCGTAGGTTGCACCGACCAACTCGTGCGAGCGATCCGGCTTGAAGATGCCGAGGTTCGTCGCCGCGGTTCCAAGAACCGACCCGATCCTCAATCGGTTGATCTTGAGGAAGTTGAGCGCCGTTCCCAGCGAGTCGTAGCGGTCGTTGAGGCGCCGCACGAAGTCGACGATGTCAACTTCAGAGCTAGAGGCAGAGCCCTCTTGCGCCGAGGGGGGCATGTACGCGGTGTGTCGCAACACCTCATCCATGATGTTCGTGTGCTGGCCGATCTTCCAACGCAGGTTGTATGCGCGGGCCATCATCCACGCGACGTAGTTCGCCCACCAGCCCCACTCGAGGACCGCCGGAACGAACACTTGCGTGGGGGTAGCGCCGGACATCGCCGCACCAAGCGCGCCGTTGAAACGGTCGTTCTGGGTGAAGACATCCGGCGAGATCGGAACCGCACCGGTCGCAACTCCGACCACCGGGTGGCTCCACGCGTTGCCCTGGGCCGTCCAGCACAAGGGCTCGGGCTCGAGGTGGAAGCCGATGTAGCAGGCCACCATGTACGTCTGGGTCTGGCCCGTCTGCGCCATCGTAGTCTCGACGTAGTCGACACCATCAACCTGACGGCCCGATCCGAAGAGGTCGATCTCGGCACCGAAGCTCGCGGTGACTGCCTGGTCATCGATGGGGCCCTGGAGGTTCCAGCGCACCTGCTCGATGACGTCCATGTTCCAGACGGGGCAGTCGACGCTGTCCTTGATCGCGTCGATGATCGCGCCGATGCCTTCACGCGGATTCGCGGCCATCTTGAGGCGTTCGGCGTTGATCGGGGGAGCGCCCAGGCCGAGGATTCGGCGCTGGTCGGGCGGCGCCTTGGGGAGGAACTTGCCCTGCGGCTTGAAGTCCTTCCGGGCGACGCTCATGTGTTGCTTGAGGAGATCTGCTTGCTTCAACATGGTTTTTCTTTCTTTTTACCGGGTAGCCTCTCAGGCCCTATCCGGCAGGCTCGTTACTGATTGTCGTCGTTGTGACCCCAGCTGTACTTGCTGCGGTGCTGTTGTTCGGGGGTACCTTGGATGTAAGCCGGCTTCGGCAGCGGGCTCACCTGATTCTGGTAGACCGGGGGAGCGGTCGGCGTGAAGGCGTTCATGCGCCCGGGGGGGAGCATGTTCGCCAGGGGAGGCGAAGGCGGCTCGGCCGGGTGGTTGGCCGGGGGCGGTGGGGGAGGAGGCGGAGGTGCCGGCGGGACGTAATTGGTGTTCGTCGGCGGGGTTGTGGTCGGCTGCTGCGGCGGAGTCGCCGGAGGCGCGTAGATCGGCGGGCTTGCCGGCGGTGACGAGGTATTGAGTCGACCGCAGCAAGAACCTACACCCGTAGTGCAGTTTGCGCAGCCGCAGGGCGAACCCAAACCCGCGCTGGGGAGCGCAGCCTCGGAGCCGTCCTTGGCCTTGAGTGCACCGGCGCGGAGTTCGCCATCATACAGCCGCTGAGTGAAGCTGTACTTCTTGGCGAGCATCGCCCCGAGGTCAACGAGGCCCTTACCGAGCACCCTCATCCCTGATCCAAAGCCGAACATCTGCAACGCACTTCGGCCAACCTTGGAAGAGACGAACTGCGCGGCGACGAGCGGGGTGGCTGTTGGGCCAAGTACACCGACGAGCCATCGCTTCCAATCCATCGGAGCGAGGACCGCGGTCGCGTTGTACAAGCCGGGGTAGTTGCCGTCAGCCGGGGGAGTGTCAGCAAACGAGCCGTCACTCTTGGCCGTCAGCGCGTGGGTTGCAACGAATCGGTCGAGGAGGTCGGCCGTCGCGAACCCGAGGACCCCAGTAAAGAGCCCGACGACGAGCTCCATCCCGCCGAGCGGGTTCTCCATCGGCGCAAAGGCTTTCTTTGCTTGTCGCATCGCCTTGCGGTGAGCCTTCTGCTCAGCGGTGAGCTTCTTGCCCTTGCCCTTTTTCTTGGAGCTCTTTCGCGGGGCCGCTCGCTTAGCAGCCTTTTTCTTGCTCGACTTGCGCTTTTTCGAAGACTTGCTTCGGCGGGCCGCTGCGTGGATCGGAACGACCGCGATCTTGGTCGTATGGCCAGGGAGTTTCTGTATGACCGTGCGGGTCACGCTCGTTCGAGACGTCGATCGATGGCTGGAGCCCTTCCGGCTCCCACCACGCTTGGCGCTCTTCCGCTTGGCGCTCTTCCGCTTGGCAGCCTTTTTCTTGCCGCCCTTGCTGGAGGTCGTCTTTTTCGACGCCTTGCCGCCATGCTTGGCGCGATGAAGAGCCCATGCCTGTTTCAGGTTCCCGTGGGCTGCTTTGATGTCAGCCTTCGAAGGCCGGCCCTTCGCCCCGCTCTTCTTCTTCTTATTTTTGCCTGCCATAGGATGGGAGTTCCTTTTCGTCTTCGGTGGGAGCTTGTCTCCCTTTGACCCACGAGCCGCCCGCGCATGTAGTGAAGCATGCCCCTTGACAGAATGCAACACGGGCACGGTCTTGGTCTTTTTTGGCAACTGGCCAGCAGCCGCGGCGTGGCCTGAGTCACCTCTATTTTGCTGCAAAAGCTCTAGATAATTCATCTGAGCCTCCTAGGGCCAGACCAATCCTCTCGAATCGATCAAGGCACCGCGTGACATGTCGAGCCGATGAAACCGCCCGCACTTCCTCAAAGTCGCCTTCCCCTTACCTTTGAACGGGAAAACAACGAGAGAAACGCCGTGTGGCTTATTGAACGCATGCCTGAACCTCCCCGGGTTGCTCGTACCCGGCCGGGTGTAGAAGATCTCCGCTACAGGCCCGATTTCTTCCCACTCAGAGAGTCTTTTCGGCGGTAGGTCAACTGACCCCACCCGCGCACGATAGCCTCGGCCGAGGTAGTCTCTTGGCGCACCGCGATATTGCTCTTCCGTAGGCTCCTCAGAACCCTTCTGGAACTTCCCGATGAGCAGTGAGTGTTTGGGCCAATGCCGGCCTGTCGGATCGTGCAGCATCGACCCAGCGCAACGCACTCGTCGGCCCTCGACGAGGCAGGAAACTGTATTACCCTTGCAGATCAACATTAGGCCCGCCTTGGCCGAGGGAGAGCGTCAGCGATCCGATACGTCGCATAGAGCGCGACGCCCGCGGCAGCCAGCGCGAGGTAAGGCGCGGCTTGCTGCAATACATCGTTGGCCTTCTGCCCCAACTGCTTGGCTGCCTGCCACCCGCTGTCGGCGATCTGATACTCGGTGAGCTCGAAGTCCGGTGCGGTAGGCTGGGGTGTGTCTGAGTAATTGGGCAGCTCCGAGGGAGGGAAGGTTGCCGAGCCGCGCAGCTCGCGATCCAAGTCTTCGAAGGGCATGAACGCCTTCGCGACGGCATCGAACATGTCGGTGCCATCAGGTGCCGTCGACACGACCCAATCCCAGCTGAGCGTGTTGGGTGTTACCGGGTGAACAACGAGGGTAGCCTTGGCGACGGTGGGATCCCAGGCGCTGCGGGCTGACACGTACTTGCTCGCCCAAGCGCCGTATGCCGTGGGGTCGGCTTGAAACCACGCTTGGCCGCCGGGGCCGTTGAAGGCAGCGTCGATATGCTGAACCTGCCTCGTCAGCGCGTTGAGCAGATCGGAGAGCTCGTGGACCGTGTGCCACTGAACGAGCCTCGGGATGCCGATCGTGCCGAGGCCAGCTTGTTGTGGCGTGACTTCAATCTCAACGCCATCGCGCGCCACGCAAAGTTGCCGCTGCCTGTTGAGGTAAGGCCCCATCAAGCCGGCTTTTTCGGGGTAGTCGACCGGCCCCGGTATCCACTTCCCACCAACGTGCATCCACCACTGGCCCTTGTACATCTCGAACCAGTGGCCGGCCTTGAAGAAAAGCTGTCGGCCGCAAGGGCTACCGAGGGGGCTGCCAAGAGTTACAAACTCTGCTCCACTAGTTCCGATGTGAACCGATGAAGAATCAAGAGGGTCGATCCATACCTCATCGACGGCGTTGGGGACCCTCACCATGACCGCCGCGTTGGTCGAGGGGTCGGCGTAGAGCTTGGTGCCGTTTTCATCAATGATCCCGACGAGAATATGCTCTTGGTGATCTTGCCCGTAGGTGACCTTCACTGCATAGGCGGGTAGGCCAATGCTCAGGAGAGCTGCACCAAGCGCGGCCGTGACGCCGTCACAGTCCTCGCCGGGGATGCACCGATCGCGGAGGCAAAGAGTGACATGTGGCTTCTGGATCCATTCCGCGCCCTGAGGGTCGGGCACGTAGATCGTTTGAGCCCGCACAGCGTCAAGAAGCGCTTGGGTCCTTGCTTTGATCGAAGGATGATTACGGCCATCGATCCCCCGCTTGGTGAGTTGATCGATCGCCCAGCCGCGCACAGCCTCATCGATGCGACCATCTCGCATCGCTTTCGCGACCTCATCGACGCTCCGCCTGATACCAGCCGGCCCGGGGGGATAGGCCTCGACGTTGTACCCAGCCTTGGCCATCGTGGCTTACATCCTACCACAGTGGCTCAAAGCGGCACTACGGAGGGGCTCCCTTGGATACCGAGGCCGTTGACATGAGCCGCGATGGGGGTGAGAAAAGCGCTCAACGGCAGGTTGATCGACCTAGATGCGATGAACTGGTAGCTGAAGCTCCTGGAACCCCCGCTAACCCCCTTGACGATACCGCCATCGGGGCCCCTCCAGCTCGAGTAGCTATCTAGCCAAGACGTCTCGAAGGGGTTGTTGGGGTTGGTCGCCGAGTAAGTGACGTTGTAGCGACGGCCTCCAACGAGAGCGACAGTTGGCTCAGTGATGGCCGACTGATCGGCGGGGAAGAAGCCTGCCGTTGGGAACGATGGCCCCTGGGGGCTCGGAATACTAGTCGGCACCTGGCTTGGCGGAGGCCCGGGCGCGACGAGGTTGGCGGCAGGTGGGTTCGTTGATGGGGTTGATGTTGGGGCTAGCGCTGAGGCATTGGGGTTCTTGGCCCCAGCGCTGTCGCCAGTGCTTGTTGGAGCCGAGGCAGGTTTGCCGGCCATATAGACGATGGTTCCAGCGAGAGCGCCAACGCCCGTGACAACCCCGCCGAGCCAGAGAGCATCTTTGGTGGATTGCTTCATCGTTAGCTCGAGAAATCGTTGGTCATGTACAACCTACCACCAACAAGCAGCAAGCCTACCCCAAGCCGGGTAAATCTGGGGTTGACGATGTTCATGTAGTGACCGTGCTCTTCCCCTTGGCCGGGGCCCTCGGCAAACATCATCGCGAGAGCTTCATCGATTTGTTGGGTCTCGTCTTCCGGCGGCCATCCGACGGGGCTGCCTTGATTTTCCCCGGCTTCTTGAGCGAAACCGTTTTCTGGGTTGAATAGGGTCCCCGCGGCTACGGCTGAGCGAATATGCTGGTGAGGTATGTGGTCTTGAGAGAGCTGCTGGGAGCCAGCCATGGCGAAAGAGCTAAGTCTTATATCTAATATCAGCGGTGCCACTCCTAGCCGAGAGCGGTAGGCGTTGACCACTTGGAGGTTATGTTGCTGGAGCGAGTCTCCAGCTAAGGGAACCGGCGCTGGAGTTATCGGTTGGGATTGCGGGGGAGGCAATAGCCCGCCTCGATAGAATGAGGGCGCGGCCCTCGTTATGAAGTTCGTGGGTCTCGTGAAAGCAACCGCTGGTGCAAGGTTCGGCAGCGGGGCTTTTGGCAGGGAGGCTGCTACCGGGGAGCTTGGTTTAGCCCCGACCGGTTTGCTGGCCAAGGCTACCGCGCCGACTACGGCTCCGGCTCCTACGACTAGCCCGCCCAGCCAGAGGACCTCAGGCTTCACGTCAGAGTCGACTACGGATAGGCCCGGGAGGCGCTGCCGGATTCAAGCTTCCACTCGCCGCGCCACCACCTCGGCCTACCCAAGGAACCTGTGGGACTGAGGGTGGGGCCCACCATGGGTTGTAGAGATGCGGTGCAGCCTGGGTAGCCTGTGTCGCTTGAGACCTTGCTCCGGTCGGCGTGATGGTCGCGAACACCTGCGCTTGTCGAGCCGCGTACTGCGGTTGGAGGGCGCCTGTTCCCACGGTTGCTGGGGTTTTGGGCTTGTTGACGAGGTAGATGATGAGGCCAGCGACAGCCCCGACACCGGCAACAGCCCCAGTAATACAGAGAAGCTCTTTGGTCGACTTCTTCATCACGTCACCTGGAGGTTGAAGTTACCGACCCCCGGCGCGCCGTTGGCGTCGGTCCAATTTACGACAACCGGGTTGCTACCAACCGGGGCGTTCTGGCCGCCAACGATGACGGGTCCAGGCTGCGGAGAACCATTGACTGCCATAGCGGTGATTTTGCCGCCGCTGGGAGGCAAGAGGGTAAGGCTAGTCCCGCGAGGGATGCTCGCGTTGTTTGCGATGGGCGGCATCTGGAGGTTGACGTTGGTCCCGGCCAGTGACGGTGGCTTGGGCTTGGAGAGGTAATGCACCGCTACCCCAACACCGACGGCGCCAGCGGCGAGACCACCGATCCAGAGCACCCGCTTCGTTGTCTTTTTCATCAGGTCACCGTCAGGAGAAACGTGTTCGTGGTCGACGCGCCGCTGGTGTCAGTCCAGGTAACAAACACCCGGTGCTGCCCCACCGTCGCGTTGCCTTGGCCCCCGACGATCACAGGCACCTGCGGTTTGGTATCTACCTGAAGATTTGTGATGAGCGTGCCGTTCGGCGACGCGATAATTAGCGTCTGACCGCTAGGAAGAGTCACGTCTGAGGTGTTAGGGAGCTGTACCATCAGAGGTGATGGCGGTATTACCGGGGTCGTCGGAGGTGGTGCCGGGGCTTTGGGCTTGGCGATGAAGTAGACAGCTACACCAGTAGCTCCCGCGGCGGCGATCAGCCCACCGATCCAGAAAGCTCTCTCACTGGACTTTTTCACTGACACTTCTCCGCTCTAACGTCCTTGGTACGTTTCCCGGTGTTGATGCCCCAGCCCATGATGAATCTCCACCAGTTTCCGTTGATCTGGACAGGGCCATACGTGTGGCCATCGACCCAAGCTATCGGATCGTCGTGGTAGGAGATATCCATCGCGAGCGTTACCGCCGCCGGATCGCTCGTCGAGGGCACCCATTGGCAATCGGCCGGGGGCTGATTACCAGAGCTTGGCACTATTGGCGGAGCTGGCGGTGGCTCAGGTGGAGTTACTTGAGGAGGCTGACCTGAAGTCGGTGTTGACCCTCCTGGGGCAGCCGAGGCCTTCTTGGGCCAAAACAGCACCGCGGAAATGGCCGCTACCCCCGTGGTGACGGCCCCGGCGATGCCGAGTCGCTTCTTGGCCTTGACAGAAAGTGCCATGCGACAGGATCTTACACTATCTCCCTCGGCGTTTCCACCAGAGGTAGCCTAGGCCGGCCAAAGCAGGTACGGCAACGAGCCACGGCCAGACGGTTGGCCCGGGCTGAGTGTTGACCTGCAAGTTGCCGTTTTCTGGGGGTGAGGCCCAGACGTGGAGCAAAGTCGAGCTATCTCCGGGCAAGTACCAGGGCACGGCCCAGGGAATCTGAGTGGCTCGAGTAGCTTGTGCCTGCATGGCCACTACTCGATACCCTGGTGCTGCTTGACCAGCCGCGGGGTCCTGGAGCTCGTGTAATACCAGCCCCTGGTCTTGGATGAAGTTGACCAGATCGGCTCGGGTATGGGTTTGCTTCACGCTGGCCGTAACCGAGTAGAGCATCCCCGGTTGCAGTGTGAAAGTCTGGCCTTGCGGGAGCTCTTGCCAGCTCACTTGCGCCGCGCTTTGCGATAGGCCTTAGCGGCTACCTTTACCCCTCGGCCGATTGAGAGATCGTAGAGCTTCTCGGCGGCCTTGGCGAAGGCTACGTGCTTGACGAGCGCGAAGGCGCCGATACCGAGCACCGTGACTAGCCCCACTCCCCCGGCAGTCTTGGCTACCGTCGCCGCAGCGCTACTTCCCGAGCCACTCGCTGTTGGTGTAGTGCTGCCCTTGTCACCGCCGCCCCCGTAATACGGCTGTGTGCCGCCGCCACCCACCGAGGCCACCGGCGGGGTCTTCCTAGCGCCAGTATGGATCAGTAGCTTCCCATCTCTGACGAGGGAGGGATCATTAGTGCTCGCGGTGATCTTGTTCGCGATCATCTCCAAGTAGGTCGTGAATGGCGGCCGGAAGGTAGTCGTCGCGGGGTTGTATGGGTTGACGACGGGCAACGCGGCCTGGATCGGTGTCACCGGCACTGGGGCTAAGAGAAAAACCGAGGAGTCCTCGTGGGCCTGGTTCCACGTTCGGAGTAGCCGCATGAGAACAGCCCCATCGTCTTGGGGCTTGAGGCCGTTCAGCGCGTAGGCAGCGTTGGCCTTCCACGCACTGATCCACGCCATGTTGAACTCGTTCAGGATGTAGGGCAGCGGTTGGAACTTCCCACCAAACGGGAAGCCGAAGTCAGCTTCCAGGTGATTGTAAGCTTGGAAGGCTGCATCGATCGGTCGATACCCAGCTCGGCTCTTGTAGTGAGCGACGTTCGCCGACTTGCCCCAGTCGAAGTCAACATCCGAGGCGCTCCACGTGAACCAGATTTTGTCCTCGGCCTTGGAGTAGTCGGGGAAGCTCCGCCAATCGGCGCTGCCCGGCGCGATGGCGGTCCCCCAACCGCAGACGCACCCACCTAACCCAACAGGACCCACGGTAAAGTCGGCGTTCTGGCAGTAGAACCCACCGCACACTTGGGTGCCGGCGGGGGGCTTACCCGGGCCGAGGAGCTCCTCGAGTACCGCAATGATCGCACCCGCGGCGGCGACGATCGCGGCCCCGACACCCGCCGAGACGGCGCCAGCAGCTGTGGCGATGGTCGCTGTAGTGCCGATGAGGGTCCCGGTGAAGGCTAGGGCTGTCTGAGCGTCGTGGATACCCTGGGCCTCATTGACCAACCCCTGAACCGTCTTGACGTACCCCAAGATCGTCTGGCCCGTCAGTACGTACGACTTGGCGTTGTTGATCGCCTCCTCGACGGGGATATTGAGGCCGATGGTCGCCTGATTGATCGCATCGGCAAACGCGCCCTTGGCAGCAGTCAGTGCATCCGAGGGGGCTCCTTCAGCGACTAGCTGAGCCTGGACTTGATCCCACGCCTGGGCAGCCTGTGAGGATGGATCTTGGACCCACTGCTCGAATGGGATACCCTCTCCGAGCCCTAGCTTCCTTCTTGGCCGAGGGGAGAGCTGCCAGTTGAGCTGAGCCACGCGATGAAGCCTAGCATGAAAGGCTAGCTTCTACTCATCCCAGCCGCCTGATCCTAGCCCCGGCTTGGGTGCCTCGGGCTGAGGAGTCGCATCCTGAGCCGCCTTGGGCGTGTGGTGCACGATGTGCGGGCCGGCAACCCCCACGCGCTTGACCGCGTCGGCGACGCTGCCCACCATGTTGTTGACATTGTCGACGAGCTTCTCAGTCACCCAAGGGTTAGTGAAGAGCGCCCCTAGCCAATCGGTGGACCCGTCTTCTTTTTTCGCTGGGTAATACACGTTGCGGCCGTCGGGCCATGTGGCTTCGAGCTTCACTTGCTTGAACGGAAGATCGTCGGAAGGATCGGGGGGAGGTACTAGCTCTGTTTCGGGGTCTTCGGGTGCCGGCATCTCTACCGGGGCCCCTAGACCTTGGGAGATACCTTGCTGGAGGTTTTGGCCGAGCCGCTTGACCGCGGCCTGCATCAATCCTCCCAGCATCGCGCTCGTTGCCTTGGTGAGGTCACCCTCCAAGCTGCTTTGGGATTGCTGGGGCCTCAGGTGAGGTAGGAGTGCGCCCATCGCCGCTGAGACCGCGCGTGTCACCGTCTCCTCCAAGCTAGCCTGGGGTGGAGCACCAACTCCCACCGAGGGTGGCGCTACAACGGGTGCCGGGGGTGGCTCCTTGCGCATCTGCGCGAGCTCGTTGCGCGTCTCGTTGAGCTGATTGATCAGCGTATCGACGAGGTGCTTGGTGTCAGGATTCATCCCCTGGGGGGCCTGAGGCATCTGCTGCGGGGAGTAGTAAGGAGGAGGCTGGCCCCAAGTAGGGGGAGGACCATAACCCCACCCTGGAGGCGGGCTGCCGAATCCCTGCGGGGGTTGTGCTGGTCTACCCCATGGATCAAAAGGTTGACCAAACCCAGGCTGGGGCTGGCCTTGCTGCATCGCGCTCGCACGCATCCGCAGAAGCTGGTCTCGCGGCGGTACGCTGAGTCGCCCTCGACCGTAGACCTGGGAGTTCACCTTCCACATGAACCGCAGCTCGTAGAGACCTCCGCCAAGCTTGCCCGACGCGAGATGGAAGTCGTCCTCCACCTTTCTTGTCAGAGCATCACCGGGGGAGAGAGATTGGTCGCCGACCACCGAGGCCATCTCGAACGAGCCCAATTTGACAGCTTGCCCCCCGCCAGACGGATTGAGGTCGAGGACTCCAATTGAGAGCTCATAGGGGGAGTGACCATCGCGATTCAGACGCTCAAGCATTTCGCCCAGCATGAGGTCTGCATCTTTATTTTTCCAGGCAACATCCCCAACCACTGCGCCTAGACCGTTGGCCTTGGCTCGGGTCTTCCGCCGAGGGTGGGCTTGGGCAGGCCGCTGCGTCGGCGCGCTGACCTGAGGTAATACCGCGGGGGCCGGCTGAGGAGCTATCTGGGCCTGCGGCTCATTTTCCTCTTCAAGCTCCTCTTCCTCAGACTCATCCTCATCGAGATCATCATCGAGCTCGTCGAGCTCTTGGGGCTTTCGAGCCATAGAGTCTCCTCTCAAGTGACGATAGGAGTCGCGGCGGCAACCGGGGATTTCACCGAAACCTCCAGCAACGTCTTCATCAAGTCACCGAACGCGAGGGCCGCTTGGGCCGCAGTCGACCCGGCGTAGTAGTCATTGAAGGCGCTCGTCACGGTAATAGCCGGGTCAATGGCGTAGCCTTCACCGGGGTCGAGCACTTCGATCGAGTGGAGGCCCATCAGCGGCACTACAACCGCGGGTGTTCCACTCGTATCACTCAGGATGATCTGGGGCATCGCGGTGTAAGGGCCCCCAGCGTTGACGATAGTCAGACCGGTAATACTACCCGCTGCCACTCCGACGGTTGCCGTAGCTACGGTACCGATGCCCATCTGCACTGACAAGACGGCACCCTTGCCACCGTTTTTGCCGTCCTTGGCCGGGCCGGGGTCCCAAACGAACGCGCTCGGCACTTCGAGCATCCCCTGACCGGAGTCAACGATGTTGAGCTTTATGACTCGGCCCTTGCTATCGAGCACCAACCCTGCTCGAGGTAATCTTCCCCCCACAACAGTAGAGCCCTCAAACTGCACTTGCGCAAACGAGGAGTAGCCTCGGCCTTGGGCGACGATCGTCATACCCTGAACGCACGACTGCGCATTCAAGACACCGGTCGCTGGGTCCACCCGGGGCGGCTGCAACCCTCCAACAAACCGAGCTTGGACTGATCCGCCATACCCGTCTCCCGCGTTGACCACGGCGACGTCTTGGACATCAAGCCTGCCGAGGAACTTAGCCCCTCGGAAGCCTCTCGGCTCTCCGGGCTCGGTCTTGTCCGGGGGAGGCGTAGTGATGAGAGGAATGGCGCTGTACCCCTTGCCGGGGGCTGTCACGATAGCCGCTATGATCGCTCCCCCGTTAGGTTGCCGTATCGCCGTTGCGGCGCCGGTAGGGCTGGGGGCGAGTGACAGCCCGATCGTACGAGTCACGCCCGTCAGGCCGCTGACGGTCACATCTGAATTCAACCGGGCCCCGATCTGGGCCAGCACATCTTGAGGGACCTGCGGTAAGGCCATCAGCGTGTTGAGATCGTTGAGGGAAGCGCCGCCCCCTTGGATGACGGTGTAGACGAGCGTTGCGGTGGTGAAAGGCATAGGCTCAGCTTACCACCGGGGTGGCCGGCAAGCTTACTGGCTGGGGGGCGCTTTCTTCAACCGCTAGTGTTTCCTTGCTGGGCTCCTCTTCAGGCTCTTCATCGAGGCCCTCATCGTCGCCGATAGCGACACCCTCGGCGACGGCGGTCCACTCATCGGCGATCTCGGCCTTGAAGACCTCGATGTTCATCGCGGCGATCGAGTAGACCGCGGCGGTCTTGCAGAGCCGGAAACGGGTGGGCGGGGGTGTCTCGCCGCCTGACTCAGAGGTAGGGAGCGCGTAGACCCGAAACTCGGAGTCATCCTCGAAGATAGCGAAGACGGTCAGCTCAGCGGAGAGCTTGGCCTTCTTCTCCGAATCGAATACTCTCGACCGTAGGGGGGAAGGCTGCCCGAGCACGAACATGGTCGGCTTCATCGCGGCCAATATATCCGGGATCTGGGTGCCTATGTTGTCTTTGAGGAGAGCCAGGCCCTCGACGGCGCTCGTTCGAGGGAGCCAGGTAGCCACCAGCAATAGCGGCAGCGACGCTACCTCGAGCCCGGAGAGCTCCTCAATTTCCTTGTACACGTCGGACAATGACGGCATGCAGATCTCCATCAAAAAGGTTGGATGACCCCAAGGTTTGGGGTTGCCCCAAGCTAAGGCTTCAACGAATCTTGTAAAGCCTGTCTTCCTCGATGCTGTAGGCTTGGCTCCTACCAATAACTACATGGTCAAGCATCCGGAAAGTGTGGGGCTCGCATGCCTTCTTGATGCTTACGGTGAGGGCTCGGTCAGCCTCCGAGGGCTTGCAATGACCACTCGGGTGTTGGTGCACAACAAGGAAGCCCGCGGCGTTGGTCTCAATCACCGGCCGGAGGATATCGGCGTTATCGACATGGACCCGATCGCGCTGCCCCTTCGCCACCAAGACCGGCTTTCCATCCTTGGAGCAAACTTCTCCATGAATGTTGAGAGGTATGACTAGAAATATCTCTTGGGTCTCGGCGAGTAGCTGTTTGTGGCAGAGCGCGTAGACCTCTTTGGGGGAGACGATCTTGCCGATTACTGGCTTCTCGTGGATGACCGGCACTGCCTCGGCAGCTACAGCGGGCGGACAAGGGAGGCTTGGAACCTCCGGCGGGTGCGTGTGCTGGCAGGTGCCCGAGCCTATCTCCATCGTGAAGACGCTCTCCCCGGCCATGGCGGGGCACTCTCTTGCGGCCAATATCTTAGGCTTGGCGCTCGGAGGAGGGCTACTCGAGCCGACGTCAAACAGCTTGAAATTGCGTGTAGTGAGGCTCTTGCCGACATTTCCCGGATGGGTGTCGATCGCGTAGACCCCAAGCTGTCTGAGCTCCTTGATGCCCTCGGCAACATCAACAAGGAGCTTCGCCTGTTGTTCTTCCTCCAACCGCTGCCCAAGGCCGCGTAGCTCGGCTTCCAATTCGGTCGAGGCCTTCTCAAGACGCTTGCGAGCTTTGCCGTAGGTCAGCTTGCTCAAGGCATAAGGCCAGACTTCATAGGAGTTTTTGACCCGGACTACAATCTCGCGGATTCGACGGGCACCGGGTACGTCAGGATCGTGATCGAGTTTCTCCATCAGCAAGACTCCAACCTTGGAGCCTTCACGCTCGCCCTCCCCGGAGTCGCCCTCGACGTGGACCCCCCGGAGAAAGTAGCTACCGTAGACGTCGACTACGTGGGGCAAGTGCTTACCGATGAGGACCGACCCCGCCTTCACTTCAGTCTCGTCGCGCGTCAGCTTGATAACCTTCCCGTTTGGTAGGAGGCCCGCGAGCCCGTAGCTACCGCTGCCTAGTATCTCGCTTATTGAGGTGATGTTGAGAGCCGCTTCGAGGGTCTCGGCGATAAGCTGCGGCCGAGTGTCGCCTTCTCTATGCTGCTCACCCTCGGCTTCGAAGATGAAGCGCTCGGCAAAGTCTTGAATCGATGCCCCCATGCCTGGACGAGCAGGCACCGCGTAAGGCTGTGTGGCCGGCTCAATTTTCTCGGCGGCTTGTTGGTGGAGGCCGGGGTAGTAGTCACGAGCCTTGGCCATGGCTTCGGTGAGGTTGGCGGCCCGGCCGATGTGCTTGTCTTCAACGCCGGGGGTGAAAGTGATCCACCAAACTGCATAGCCACCCTTGCCAGGTTTGAGCTCGTAGCGGCCTCCCGCGCCGTCGGCTACCCATACGCCGTCGTGCCGCTCCCTCCACGAAAGGCCCGCCTCGGTGATCAGCATCAGGGAAGCTTAGCCTTTTCTTGGGCTTCGAGCATCTCCCGTATGGTCTCCGGCCCAACTTGGAGCATGGGCTTCGAGCAAGTAGGGCAGGCAGGTTTGGGTTCGAGTTTACCTAAGACAAACGGCCTCGTTGTGAGCGTAACGCATCCGCGGCAGATGAAAGCCTCGAAATCAGCCATGGGCGTTCAATGCCTCCAGCGAGCGTCTCTGATGGTGTTTCTCGATGACCGCGGCGAGTGCCTCCCCGTGGGTCTTGAAGTGAGCGTGCGACATCGCCGTGAAGATCGAGGCCTCCTCATTGCCGCTCGTCACGACGAGCTTGCCCTTGCCGAAGGCGTAGCCGAGCTCCACCCAGCAGCCCTTGGAGTTGTTGTTCGGGATGAGAGTCCAGACGACATCGGCTTGATCGACGCCGCTAAGATCCATCTGCGCGTAGTGGAGCATCTTGGCTGCGGTAAGGCCGACGTTGGCCGTGCCCTCTTCCTCGATAGCCTTGATCCAGTCGACGGTGATCTCAACCCCCACGGCTCTCAAAGAATCCATGAACGATTTGATCATCGTTCGCTCTGCGCTCGCGCCTGATACGAAGACTCTCATTGTGCTTCCTTCCAGTGTGTTGACCAAAGTGGAGCGCAACCCTTACCACTGCTGCCGTTCTTATGCACCAGCCCTCGGAGGCCTTCTCTTCTCTCAGCGAGTTGCCCGCACGAGGGGCAAACCTCAACAACGATGATGCTAGGCTGGTAGTTGTTCGGCTGACGCTTGGCTTTCTCTTTTTTAGTCGAGGCTCGTCTGTAGACTTCTTTGCGGGAGTTCTCAATCCTAGAGAGGCCGGGCCACTTCTGCTTCAATCGGGGAGGGAGACCTTTGTATTGCGCCTCAGCGAACTCCTGCAAGACCTCAAGTTGAAGGTTGGTCATCTACCTTCCTCAAACAGGCCGAGGGTCCGGGGGAACTTCTCGGCCAGCATCTTGTGGAGTGCCTCGGCATAAACGCGAATTTCGTATTGAGCGTTGGGGGCCTCGCGGAGCTTCAGGAAGTTTAGCCACCCACGGAGATTCGAGCTGACGCGCATCTTCGAATACCGGCCGACGGGCAGGACGAGGCGGGCGAGCTCCTTCGGCACTCCGGTGCGTAGAGCTTTCTGATAAATGCCCTCAATAATAAGATTGGTGCTGGCAAGCACCTCTCGAAATTCTTTCGCGGCCTCACGGTCTAAAACCTTACCGCCGAGAGATTGATCCTGCTTACTTGGCCCACCGCCTATAGCCAATCTCTCTAGAGATGGTACGTAGTTCAGATCGGGCAACGGGGCATATCTTGCTGACATTTCATTGTAGCTGAACGGTACCCTATGACGATGCCATTCCCGGAAGACGAAGATAGGCGCTTGTACTTCGAACGTCGCGCCGGCCATCTCGAACGGCGTCATGTGGCCGTTCGTGTAGAGATACCGGAGCAGCTTCTCGTCAGCCGACACCCAATGGTGCACGCCGCCATTCTCTGAGCAACCGGTCTGAGAATCGTAGGCCCCACAAGCCTCACATTTTCTCCAGCCGAGGAAGCCTTTGCCCGTCGACATTCTAGCAGCGGAGATGATCTCCTCCTCGCTGCCCCAGAAGGTCACCGCTTCAAGGTAGCCGTGATCCAACAACGATACCCTCATGCCCCGTCTCCCCTCAAACGCCGTGCTTCTTCAAGCAGCTCGGTGCATCTCTCCTGCGTCACCCGCAAGTTTTCTTCGAGCTGATCGCGATCGGTCTTTTGCATGTGGAGTGTTTGAATTCCATTGCGGCCGAGCAGATCGAGTGAGTCTGTCTTACGGTACCAGTCCTTGAAGACTACGAGCTGGACGCCTCCCAAGTTGATGAGGAGCTTGGTGCATGCCACACAAGGCAGGTGGGTGCAGTAGACGAACTTCCGCTCCCTCCGAGGGGCAACACAATTGACCGCGGCGTTCGCCTCCGAGTGGATGCAGCCGCAGTTCCCTACAGCTTCCTCTCCATGACGATCGCAATCGTTGGCTTCACCGGTAGCGTTACCGTTATAGCCGACCGCAAAGACCTGGCGGTGGTCGACGCTCGTGATGACACAGCCGACTTGCAGGCGGCGGCAGGTGGAGCGCCGTGCGAGGGAGACAGCTAGATCGAGAAAGATCTCGTCAAATGAGGGGCGCATTTAGGCCCTCCAATTGGAGCGCTCGATGCCATCCCAGTTATGCCAAAAGAGACGCCACCGCACGCTATTCCTCCACCACCGGATGATGCTCTCTAGCTCGGCCTTCATAGCGACTCCTCCAATGCCTCGGCAACCAATCGGGGTAGCTCCTCAAGCGGCCCCTCATTTCGCAAGACCTTGTTGAACACCCACCCCGATAGCGCGTTCTCGCTGAGGTGACGGCCAGCTTCCCCAGCGAGACCTGAGGCTCCGGAGCGCTCGATCGACCAGACTTGGCCGCCCTCGGCTTTGATGGCTCGAACCTCTCCCGGAAAGCGAACATCGCTGATGACGACACCCCGCGCGGTATTACCTCCGCCGATGTCTATCTCTCCTGATAGGTGCCACCTGGCTGTCTTGATCGCTTCATCGACCCAGATGTTCTCATAGCAGCTACGGCCAGCCTCGGTGCCAAACTTCTGGAGAGCCTCACGCGGCGTGAGGTAGGAGCCGTCAGCGCGCGGGTAGCGCTTGTCGGGCTCATTTCTTATCGAAGAGGGCCCCCAGAGCTGGTCTTTAGTGAACCCAAACAGTTCACCAACTAGCTTTTTGAGCCTGTCGGCGAAGGCGACCTCGACGAAGCCGTGGCGCTCAACGAGAATTTTAGCGGCGGTCGATTTCCCGGCCCCGGCCAGGCCGGTCAATCCGATTAGTTTTCCCTTTACCATATGAGCAGCTCCCCGACGTTACCTCGTTTGGAGGCGTTGCTATTGATAGCTCTCCTCGCCTTGACTGTTCTAAACGAGAAGTCGCTATACATCTTTCTTACCTGCGGTAAATCAGCGTTCGATAGCTGCCGCTTCCCACCCACCCACTTGAGAAGCGGTCTGGCCATCAATCTACCCACACTTCCACGACGAGCGGCAGAACGTTCTTCAACTTCGCCCGCGCCTCCTCGGCTTCCTCACGCGCCTTGAACTTGAACGGAATACGGGCCCCAGAGGCTAGACCGTCTTTCGTCAAGCACCATTCCCCGTCGGCGCTCTTCACCACGTAGCAGATCGGCTTGCCGGCCAAGAGGCTACGGGAGAGCAGAATCTTCGCCGCGGTGACTGCGTTAGGGCCGCCCTGAGAGATGGCTTCCCAGAGACGATCATCGGACGCTTCTTGTAGCCACTGACTCATTTGCGCCTCACCCACGTGAGTAGAACACTTTCGACGACAGCTAGGGTGAAGAACACCAGGAGGCCTACCCCCAGCCAATGCTTATCTATGAATTCTAGTAGAGTCATTGTAGGATTGTCAGCCTCTCGCTTGCTCGGGTTACGGCCGTGTAAAAATATCTCCTTGATTCCTCTTCCCAGGGGTTCTCAGCTCGGTCTACATATAACAAGACATGAGAAAACTGAGACCCCTGCGATTTGTGAACAGTCATCGCATAGCCCATATCGTACATTTCCCCGGCGCTCGACATTGAATAGACCGAAACTCCCCGCTCTTGGAGCTCCTCCACCGAGGCAAACGTCTTCTCTCGGAAGAACTGGGGTGCGCAGAGCGTCTTGGGGCTGGCCGGCAGCCCTTCATCGGGAAACGCCACCGAGGCATCAAGAAGCCAGGGCTGGCCTTCTCTCAGCTTGGAGTCCTCGGTTAGAAGGCCGCGCATGCCGTTGTAGACTGGAGGCTTGTTCTTGAGGCAGATGACCGGTTCCTCTTTGCGCGGGGGCCCCGCGTACTCCAAGGCTTTGCGAGCCGCGCCATTGAGTTTGCATCTAGTTCGGTTGGTCCAACAGAGCACCCCGACGTCGAGTATCGAGAGCGGGCACGACGTGATATAGGCATCGATGAGAGCTTCGGGCAGGTCTTGCTTGGCTCGGAAGTCGATGGCGGCCTCCGGTGCCCCGGGGATCAAGAGGTGGCCCTTGAAGTCTCGGATCTTGCCGCCCTCACGGATGTGCCTTGATAGTGCGATGATAGGCGATTTTTCTGCTTGCCGATGAATCTTCTCGAGCTTTAGATCAGGGTTCTGCATCAAATCCCCCGAGGCCATGACCGGGGGGAGCTGGCCATGGTCGCCAACCGCTAGAATCGGCACCCCCCATCGCTGTAGGTCTTGCAAGATCTCATCACCCACCATGGATCCTTCGTCGATCACGATGAGGTCGTAGTCTCGATCCAACCTAGAGCGCTTGACCCAACCCCGTAGCTCCTCGGTCTTGGGGTCAATCACCGGCCGGTACAGCAGCCGGTGGATCGTCGTGCATAACGGGGGGCCGCTGGAGGCCTTCAGGCTCGGGTCGAAGTAACTCTCCAGGCCCCGCTCAGCGTCTTCATCGGCGCGGCGGAGGAGAGTCGTCGTCTCTACACCTGAAGCTCGGAGCTTTCGATTGAGTACACTCGCTGCACGACCGGTGTAGGTAACATACGCGACGAGGAGGTCGGTTGAGGCTGCAAGGACCCCGAGCAGGGTTGATTTTCCAGTGCCTGCGTAGCCCCCGACTGTCAGTAGCCCGCTCTGGACCTGCGAATCGCGAAAACCTAGCTCTCCAGAGGACGCGCCGCCCGGAGCTATAAAATCAGAGTGAGGCGAAGATACCCAGTCTTGTATCGCCTCAAACACCTCTAGTTGATCGGGGGAGAGGTCCTTCTCGGAAATCTTCTTGTCAGTCGAGGCACTCATCGATCTAACTCACTCTCGTGAGTAAGCCGCCCTGTCGCTCGATAGTTGGCCTGCACAGCAGTAACATCTCCGTGCCGAGGGCACTTGCCGTCGACGACATTGAACCAACAGCGGCCAACCGTACGGCCGTCAGCCGTGCACTCGAGAACAGCACAGGCATTAGGGCTGATGATAGGCCCAGCCATCTACTTGCTCTTCGGTTTGGTCAAGGGAAACGGCATCGGCGTCTCTGGGCCTTGACCCGCGATCGGCCCCACCGTTTTCACCTTACTCGGGATCAACGCTCCCAGGCCCGAGCTTGAGCCTACACCGGGATAGGTCCGGGGGCCCGGCGGTGGAGGCAACGGGCTAGCCCGGCCGCTCTTGCCGATCTTCTCGCACCGCTCATTCATCTGCCGGACCTTCTCGCGGTAGTCGATCTCCGCGGCGGTCGCGGCTTGGTGGGCGTACTCCGCGGCCTCAACGGCGGTAAGCCCTCGCGCGGCGCACGACTCCAAGACGAGCTTGTAGGCCTCCCACCAGGCTACGAATGAAGCTCGCTCTCGACTCTGCAAAACTTCAACAGTGTCTCCCATGACTCACTCCTATACTTGCCCGACTTATACACTCTCAAATGGATAGCGCGTCGACCCAGTTTGCAACGGATCACATTCGATGCACGTGCACGTGTTTTTGGGCACAAGCCCGTGATTGATGCCACGAGGGGAGTTGCACGGACAGCCATCGGCAATGCGTCGATTCTCTGGCAGGAGCATACCGCCACATACACGACAGAGATCTGGATTGGAGTACAAAAACTCCCCTTGTTCGTTCTCTCCAGGGTACCTGTCATCTAGTGCCATTGGCTTTTTATTCATCGGCTACTCCTTCCAACCCGCTAGTAGTAGCGACACCCCGGTGAACGCGAAGCAGAAGACTAGAAACCACACAAACCTAGGATCCCACCCGGCGGCGGCCATGCTATCTTCCACGGGGAAACGTATTACCACACCGAAGGCAGACCGCAACGTGAAAGTGGAGGCTTCCGATCCTTGTTGTACCTTCTATCGCATGGTGACCTACATAGGCGCAGACTAGGCGCTTCCACTTGTGAAGAAGGTCTTGCCAGAGACTCATAGCGCCCCCGGGGGTCGGCTGGGCGGCTTCTTGGGCAGGTTTCTAAGGACCGCTGGGGTCTCTACCGGCTTGCCGAGAGGCACCTTCCCCGCACTGAATAGGTTCTCATAGCTTGGTTTATCGAATACCCGATCGTAGACGCCCCTGACCCACTTGGCCTGCTTCTCAGTCAGCGCGAAGCCTCGGTCGAGCATCTGTTGGAATGCCTTCTCGTCGATGCGCGCGTCTTCCTTCTCTAGGGAGAAGCCTAGGAGCTCTTCGAGCATCGTCTTTTCTTCTGGTGTTAGCTTGCCCATTCTGGAGCCCTTCCGCTGTACAGCCTGATCCCCCAGTAAGTGTTGTGCTTGACGTTGTAGTCTAGGTTACCCGCGTAGTGCTTCCGGCACGCGGCTCTGAAGGTAGTCGCCCGGACGCTGGCTACAAACATCTTACCGCCTCGCTCGCCGGTCGCCGCCCACTCATCGACCCATATATGCCAGATGCGCACCCTACTCATCCGAAGTCACTCCACCTTTCTCCAGTCTTGAAGTCAATCGGCATCACGAATTCAAGGCCGTTGTGCGGCACTTTGATAGGTTCGGCCCAGACATCCCTGACCAGTTTTTCAAGCCGGTCAACGCTCTTACATCCCTTCAGCCGGTCCTCGATCCGCGGTAGGCGATCGTTGTGTATATCCGCGATACCACCCTGGATAGGCCGGTTGGAAATGTCAGTTCGCTTGGCATGCCACCCGAGCCAGCTGATCCTACCCAAGATGACGCTCCGCAGGTAGCCGTGCTGCTTGCAGAAAGCCTCATTCTCATCGATAAACTCGTAGTAACGAGTGTACCGGGAGTGGAAGCGGCGGACGAACTCCTCGCACGCGGCCAGGGTGGCCCGTTTGCCCGCAGCCTTGAGGGTAGCTAGAGCGCGCTCCGCCGTACCTTCATACCAGACACAAAATCCGCAGTTCTTCGTGATGTCGCGCTCGTCTTTGCAGCCACCATTTTTGCCGGTGACGGCCTTCCACTTCAGAGGCTTACCGTGGTTATCGAGAAACGGGGAAAGCTCGTAGGCCTTATTGAGTTTGGCCATCGCCTCGGGTATGTCAGCAAATACGACCTTGGCGTTCTCGGTATGGATGTCTTTCTCGCACGCCTTGATGAGGTTCTCGTCGCCGGAGAAGTAGGCCGCCAACCGGGCCTCGCACTGCGAGAGGTCGTAGTAGAAAAGCTGGCCGTCGAACTCGATGATCGCAGCGTCATGAATCTGCGCCACAATCCGAGGGCGCTTGGATCTACGCTTGCTCTTGTCGGCGACGTACATCCCTCGGACGTGCGTCTCCCAATCATCCCCATATCGAGGCAGGGTCATGAGTGGCCCCGCCAACCTGCCCGTCACAGGCCCGAGCTTCCACTGCGCGTGGATCCGGCCATCCCTCCCCGGCTCGTAGTTCTCGACGTAGGAGCCGAGCGTCTTGGCGCACGCGCGCCATCGGAGAAGAAGGTCAGCGAGGTGGCCAGCGCGGGTATCGAGGACCTTCACGGCCTCCAAGGTCAGATTTGAAGTTGAAGCCAGGCCCGTCTTGGTGGGGTAGAGCATCGGCCCGCGGAAGGTGACGAACAAGGCCCGCCGCACATCCCCCAGCCGGGCTGGGTGAAAGTTCGGGCCAACGAGCTGGCGCATCTCCCCAAGCAGACCCCTCTTACGGGCTCTAAGGTGACTCGCGAGCTCATCGCGCTTGGCGGTATCGAAACCGATGCCGACCTCGGTCATACCGCGGCAGAGAAGGGCCATCCGTTTGTCAGACTCATAGACTTTGCGCTCTGGAGCCAAGTCTGGCTTCATGCGCTGCCACGCAAGCGCATCCAATTTTACATCTTTGCTACAATAAAGAAGAAGATTGGAGACGTCGTCGCTATCCCAGGGAGCCTCGCCCTTCTCTTCACCTGCACTCTTGCCGTGAAGTATCTTCCAGGGTTCCGCGTTACAATAGACTGAAGCTACATGTGAGAGAGACTTTGGTAGATGCGAAGCAAAACAGTGGTGCGCTAATAGTGTGTCCTCCCATAACTGGTCCATCACCAAGCTCCCTCTCGGTGAAGTACAATGTGATCGAATTGCGGCCCAAAGTGTGTGATGACAACATGCTTCCTCAACGCCTGGCGAAGCGCGGGCCCTAGACTTCTTTTCCAGGGCCAGATCATCACAACCGGGCGCCCGGAGATATGGTCTCCGACCCCCACGCACTTCAACTCATCGTTGAGCGCATCAGGACCACCTGTCTCGACGTCTACGACCACCTCCCGATCAAGCTTGGCCAGTTCCCGCTTGATATCTTTTACCGAGGATACGACAATGTAGGAGACGTCATCCTCCAACTTCAACTTGCCGTCAAGCAAGTGACGAAACCGCTTGAAGTCGGTGATCATCACCGGATACCACCCATCAGCGCCGCGCAGGATGAAGGCCGGGTGGATGCTCGGGATGACGGTCCTACCGGCGTAGGTAGCCCTAGCCTCTAGCAAATAAAGAGCGCGCTTGGCCTTGGTGAGGTTATCCTTGGCCTTGGCGGTCGGTTTGGCTCGCACCGAGGCCCTGAGCTTAGCGATGTTCTTCCTCACCGAGAGGAGCTTGGCCTCCTCAATAGCCGGTGTCTCCCAGACGAACCCGCGCGTCTTCATGATCGTCTTGACGCCCAGGACGGACCGCGCTGCCCACTGGCCTAGAGCTAAGACGGGCAGTTTCTTTTTGCCAAGCGCGGCTAGCTCGTTGGCCAGCCGAGGTGCGCAGCACGACGTGGCGGCGAGCTTGATGTCGGGCCTGTCATCGTCTGGTCTGCAAATAAATGCGTTAGTTACAAATGCCTCAGATCGATCTAGGCCTGCCTTTTCTAGAGCTCTATTCAACAACCGGCCGCTAGGTCCAACAAATGGCATTTGCTTAGTGACCTCTAATCTACCTGGGCTTTCTCCTATAATCACGAATCTAGTTTTGCCTTCGGCTGACGATGGCGGTACTGGCTTAGCTCCACGAAGTGGACACTCATTACATTTAGCCCCGAGCTCTCGGGGGTCTACTCCACGTGCGTCCATGCTCTCCGGTGCACGATAAGTAGAATGAGTTTTTTGCTAACGTGGAATTTGTCGGCTAGTTTTTGAAACGTCCAACCCCCTCTACCACTATACATCTGCCGTATCGTACGAACCTCAACCTCTGTTAGTTTGGCAAAACCGTTCGATTCCCCCGGATGAGGGTAGACGTTTACCGCAAAATTATTGAACCGACGACCCTTATCGGTCATATCGGTCATGTTTTCATCGTGCGTCCCTAAAAAAAGATGGTCGAGCCGCACACAGGGAGGATTATCGCACTTATGGCATACGAACAAGCCATCAGGTATAGGGCCGTTGGCTAGTACCCACGATACTCTGTGGGCCCTAGCGCTCCTTTTACCTTCGAACGATAAACTACCGTACCCTCTTCCGGAGCATGATCCTAACCAAACCCAACACCCTGGCCCCTTACGAACACGACCCCAGAATCGGTCTTCGAAAGGCATATCGCGCCAGTATGCAGGCGACTTTTGTCGAGGTTTATAGTTGTTCATGTCGAGGTGATGAATTTGGGTTTGCCTTCAGCGGGTGCCGGGGGAACAGGCTTAGAGCCTCGGAGCGGGCATTCATTGCACCTAGCCCCCAGGCTCTTTGGATCAAAGTCAATCATAGTAGAGGAGAGCCAGAGGATCGAACTCCGGGCAGGCCTGTTTATACCTACTCCCCAAGTGTCGGTGTCTTTGAGCTCCAACCGACGTGGAGGCGGGCCTGTTATCCCCGCGCAGTGATAAATCTTGCCCTCCCGCTTACACGGCGGCCTTGATAGCTGTCGCGAGTTTTTATCGGCCCCTATCAGGAGGCACTGCTATCTGCGTCAATTCGCACTTTCAGACTCTCACTCTTGTATCTGTGGGAACTGCCTCAAAATTAGGGCTGGCTTTCCCGGACCGGCCAGCGCGGCTTGAGTTGACATAGAGGCTCTCACCCCTAGGCCAATTCGGGTCTTAGCGGCGCGCGGGCTTCTTCCCGTTGCCGTTCTTGGCCGGTGCCGCGCTCCTCTTCATCGGAGTAGGCGCCGGCTCATCAGCCTCACTCGTATTAGCTCCATTCGAACCCTTGGGTGCCGTGTACTGCACACCGGTACGAACCTCACCGCTGTCCTGGTCGGTCTTGCTGGTGACCCACAACTGCATGCTCTGGCCCTTGAGCGCCCCAGCGAAGTCCTTGAAGTCGGCCTTGCTCTGGATGCGCTGCGGGATGACGTCGGTATCAATCCCGAGCATCTCAAAAAGCTTGTTGCGGCGGATGATGCCCATCTTGCCGCGCTTGTCGCCCTTGGGGAAGAAGACGAGAAAGTCGGCGACAGTCGCACCCACACTCTTCTCTTGCTCGGCCGTGGGCTCCTCCTCGACAGAGGAGTTGAGCTTCCACTCCAGGATGGCCATCGGGAAGGAGTCCTTGCTCGTCTTGGAGATCTTGACCTCTTCGATAATGGCCTCGTAGCAGCCGGGGGCTGCATCGGCTTCCACTTCACCGCCGTCGAAATCGACCGGCTGAAAGTCCATGACGCGTTCTTGATTGGTCTGCTGATGATTGCTCGGCATGTGCTTGTTCTCTGCTTGTTTGGATGTTTCAGTTGTTTCGGTTGCAACAAGCCCCGCTACCGGAGCTTGGAATCTTCTTCAAGAAGGCGTTTGATACTATTCGCTTCACCTAGATAAGCGTTGTGGTCCCCCGCATGGGGAGGATGACGCTCACCTATAGTGCGGAACACCATTTCGAGTTCCATCAGCCCATTTCTAAGAGTGGAGATGCGCTCCTGAGATTTGCGCCAGGCGAACTTCCACGCGTTGGCCTCAAACTCGGGCCGATCTACGTCTTCAGCCTTATCGAGCGATAGATTGCCGTACGCGAATGAGATTCGCTGCTCCCAGAGCTGTTCCTCAGTCATTGGAGGCAAGTTGCGGGCTTGCTCCAAGAGTTTAGACAGCTTCTCATCAAGAGGTAGGTTCTTACCGATGCTCATCGGCGCACCGGGGGTTGAGGGCTCGGCCTTGAGTTGTTTGGTCTCACCAACGCAGGCTTCTTGGCGGGCTTCCAGTCTTCCTCAAACAGCTTGATGAGCTCCCCCACATCCGCGGGCAGTACGTGGGTTCCACTCAGCGAGCGGCAGCCGGGGCCCCAGGCGCCTTCAGGACCGGTCACGAACACCCGCTCTGACTTACCATTGACCTGCCTGACATCCATCCAAATGACGTCGACAAACTTGGCCGCCATAACGGCCCGCGCCTGACCGGGGAGCAAAGGTACAATCCCCTTCCCAGTCTTCTCGATCCCCTCTCCAGTCTCGCCACCGAGCTCCATGTAGTGGCAGATCACTACCGCGTGGCAGGGGAGCATGAAAATCTGTTCGGCAAGATGCTTCAGGCGCTTGGTGCACTCAGGGTAGGCCTTGCGGCCGTCTTCATTGCCGTCCTTGGTAAGGTTGTTCTTGAAGGCCTCCCGCAAGACGCGATCGGCAAAGTCGCTCAGCGGGTCGATGACTACTGTGCGAATCTTCCCAGCCTCGGCGTCTTTGCGAGCCTCGGCCATCGCCGACTGCATTGAGTTCCAGCCGCCGATCGGCTCGAAGTCGAAGTTGCTCGTCAGACGCTTAGCTCCACGAAGAGCTGACTGATCTTCGCAGAGCAGTACCCTCACTGGCCCAGGTGAAGTTGCGATGGCCGCGGTGCTTTTGCCGGCCTTCGGGGCCCCTAGCAAAAGCAGCCGCAGGAAAGGGTCACGCTCTAGCTGACTTGCGGGTAACGGCATCCTCTACCTCTTGTTTGGGGTTGCGCCCGAGACATCGCTTGGCGGAGACGAGACGTGTCGGCCAGCGGAAAGGAGAGCCTAAGCGCGCTAGAAAACTTTTGCAAGTCTGAGACGCTCTTTTTACCCCTTGCTGCTTCGCCAAAAAAAACCGGCTGCCCGGAGTGGAGTCGGGGCAGCCGGTAGCGGGGCGCACCAAACAAGGGAGATTGTCGGTACGAGCGGTAGCTTGGCACAGTGCTGGGGGTGCGTCAAGGGAAGAGGCTACGGCTGTAGCCCCGAAGGCACAGAGGACAGCATAGCTTACGGTGCTGTTTCCATAGCCGATGACGGGCCATCCGAGAAAAAACACCACGGCTCCAGGCGTCTAGGAGCCGCCACACCGACGCGCGGGGGGCGCGGCTGGAGAGCGCGGGGCGCGCAGAGCTTCGATAGGGGCTCATGATTCCCGCCTCCTGTAACGGCCTCTACCCTTCGCATTCAGATACCGCTGGTGATAGACGCCGCAGTTCCATCGCGTGAGCTCATACCTGGGGTCTAAAGGCTCGCATAGCCAGTGGACGCCCCAACTATCTGTTTCTCGAGCGATGGCTTCTCGCGCCGCTAGGTGGAGCCCGCGTTTGAAAGCTTTGATGACGCGCCTCCAATGTAGAGCACAGAACCGACCTTTTTCGACCGGGTCTCCGCACACGGTACACCTCATGATCATCGACACACCTCACAATTGCATATCTTCAAGATCCAAAGATCGGGGTCAGGATCAAACTCACAGTAAGAAACTGTCAGCTCTTCACCAACCTGGACATCACGCATCGCTGTTGGCATTTGTTGCCACCGGCTACGTCGACGGACGTTCCTATCGCACGAGTGATTGAAGCCGCGCCATCCCGGAGGCGGAGAAATCCGTTCTCCTGCGTAAATCAAGCGTATTGCGAAGACACCCACGCCGTGGATCGGGCTAGAACCTACCCGACACTGCCTGTTGAGGCTGCCATGATAGGAACACGACCCCCGTTTTTCTCGGCGTTTTTGAATTGTTCCTATTGTACCCATCTAAATCGACCTCCCGCCAGAAACATAGATCATGCACCCCTAGGCCCCTTGGGCTTACGCTTTCTATATACACCCGTAGGCATGGGAACATTAGGAACATTAGGAACAAGAGCCAATTTCCCGAGGTCCCGTGTTCCCTTCTGTACCCTACTGTTCCCGATGTTCGGCCTGTCTTCTTTGGGACGGTAAATGTAGCCGAGGCCCCCTGAGGGGAGCCGTTCCCTTCTCCGCTCCCAATTGAGAACACGCAAAACCGAGCCGATTCTTATCTCTTCGCGCCTGTCGAGGCGGTTCGTTTCGAAGCCGAGACAGTCCACCAAACATTGGTGCGTCGTCACCCCCGTCCGTACTCGATTCGGGTTCGTGAGCCATCGCCGTACCGGTTCTTCCCACGGATCCTGCTGCCTCCGCTCCTCGGCAACTTCCGCGGCGGCCTTGATGAGAGCCGGGTCCTTGAAGTGCCACTCCTCACCGGCCTGATACCGATGGGTGGACTCGGCCCAGAGTTGGTCTCGTTCCTTCCTCAGTGCAGCGAGGTTGACGGCCCGGGGGATCAAGATCGGCCAGAACCTTCTCGCTCCGGAGTCGTCCTTCAGGTACTGGCGCGCGTTGGTGGTCCCCCCGAAGACGCACTGCCTCAGGTAATTGCCGGAGCGCCGGTCATAGCTGGCCCTAAATCGGGGGGTACGCTTGGTGATGAAGCCCTTGGCTTGAGTGACCTCTGATCTGCTCAGAGAATCTAACTCAGAGAGCTCGACGATCCACTTGCACCACAGGTCTTGCTCAGCATCCTTGTTAGAGAGATCGGCACTCATCTCGAGGAACCACTCATCCCCTCCAAGTATTCTAAGTAAGCTACTCTTACCTACTCCTTGGGCTCCCTCCAAAATCAACGCGTGGTCGGCCTGACACCCAGGCTCAAATATTCTAGCTACAGCTGAAATCATCCAATTCGCTGAGACAGCGCG